CACGTTACAACCACGAGACAATCGCACAAGGTTTCTCTATCACTGAAGAAGCGATGGAAGATAACTTGTACGATAGCTTGAGCAACCGTTACACGAAAGCTCTGGCACGCTCGATGGCTTACACCAAGCAAGTTAAAGCTGCTGCCATCTTGAACAATGGTTTCAGCCAAAACTACCTCGGTGGCGACGGCGTTTCTTTGTTCGGCTACAACAGCTCTGGCTCATTGGTGAACCATCCTTTGGTTTCCGGTGGTACCAACGCCAACACACCTGCCACTGCATCTGACTTGAACGAGACTTCTTTGGAAGCCGCCGTGATTCAGATCGCCGGTTGGACAGACGAACGTGGCCTGTTGATCGCTGCACGTCCCAAGAAATTGGTTGTGCCTCCCAACCTGATGTTCGTTGCAAAACGTCTGTTGGACACCGAACTCCGCGTGTCTACTGCCGACAACGACATCAACGCAATCAAGCAAATGGGCGCAATCCCAGAAGGTTACACTGTCAACCACTTCTTGACAGACACCAACGCTTGGTTCTTGTTGACTGACGTGCCTAACGGTTTGAAGCACTTCGAGCGTGTGGCTTTGGCTACAAGCATGGACGGTGACTTCGACACTGGCAACGTGCGCTACAAAGCACGTGAGCGTTACAGCTTCGGCTGGTCAGACCCCCTCGGCGTCTTCGGCTCACCCGGCGCTTAATCGCACCACTGAAAAGGCCCTTCGGGGCCTTTTCTTTTTATACTACTGCATGAACTTTATCTACCAAGCCTATCTTGATGACCCGTCAATTTGCGACAAGATGATTGCACAACACGGTGTTTCGTCTAGCAAACACCCGGGTACGACGAATAGAGACGGTGTAAATGTGGTTGATAAGCGCATCAAAGATTCGGAAGACTCATATCTGGACGCAGCGGTTTCGCAAGAGTACTTTGCGCAGCTTGCCAAAATTCTTCGAGCGTACGCAGATACATTTCCAATGAGCCGTGCGTACGCAGAATGGGTGTTAGATCAAGTGCCCATCATCCAACACTACCAACCAAACGGGGGGTACTTCCCGTGGCACTGCGAACGAAACCAAGGGTCTCACGCCAAAATAGCCGCCCGACATTTGGTTTACATCACATATTTGAATGATGTTACAGACGGTGGTGAGACTGAGTTTTACCACCAAAAATTGAAAATTCAACCCCGAAAAGGGTTGACGATTGTGTGGCCGGTAGATTGGACGTACACCCACCGCGGGGTACCTTCTCCAACACAGGAAAAATATATTGCAACCGGGTGGATAAGGTTTGCGTAACCCCTTGTTGACAAGCAAAAACTCAGGTATATTCGACCCATCTCGGACCCCCGAGGCGTAAGACTGACCGAGCAGACGACATGCAGACATACGCCTCTTAATCGCATGTAAGGAAAAAACATGGCACGCACTACTTTCCAAGGCCCAGTTCGCTCTTTGGCTGGTTTCTATTCTCAAGGCCCCGACACTGTTGTCAACTTGGCCAACGGCACAAACACCGTTACCCTTGATGTGGCTACATACGCTGGTAAGGTCATCCGCACCAACGACGCAACCTTGGTCATCACTTTGCCCACCATCAACGCCACAGCTAACCCCACAAGCTCTGGTCCCGGCCAAAACCCCAGCACCGCAAACAACGTCGGTACTACCTACACTTTCGTGGTTGAGACTACTGCCACTGCTGTGGCTATCAAAACCAACGGCACCGACAAGTTCGTGGGTTCTTTGTTGATGGTCGATACCGACAGCTCTGGCGCTACCACTGGCTACGCCCCTGCTGCTAGCAACGACGTCATCAACTTGGACGGCACTACCACCGGCGGTATCGCTGGTTCAACTATCACTGTGACTGTGTTGGCCGCCAACAAGTACATGGTGACCGGTGTGTTGCTGGGCTCTGGCTCTGTTGCTACACCTTTCGCTGACGCCTAATCAGGAGGTCTTCCATGACCATGCAAACCGACGTACTAAGTGCGACCCGAACATCCGACGGTACGTTGGTTTCGGGCCCCGCACGTATCAAAGGCATTTTGCTGACAACCACCACCACAGCCGGTTCTATCGTGCTGAAGGATGGCGGCGCGTCTGGGACTGCCCGTGTTACTCTGAACACACCCGCTGTGGCTGAAATGTTCAACGCTTTGCTTCCCGGCGAAGGTATTCGTTTCACCACAGACGTGTATTTGGACACCACTGACGTGGCGTCAGTCACAGTGTTCTATGGCTGACGAGAAGAGCATCAACCTCGCTGGGCGCAAACTCATGGTTTGCATCCCAGCCTACGACAATAAGCTGAATATTGATTCGGCTTTTGCGTTGGCCAACCTCGCCGTAAAGGTGCAGTCGTTGGGGGTTAAGCTCTTCCTCACCCATGTATCTGGGTGCTCGTTGATTACAAAAGCCCGCAACGGTTTGGTTGCGGATTTCTTGGCGTCTGATGCCGACGCCCTTTTGTTCGTGGACGCCGACGTGGTGGTCAATGCTGATGACATCCTGCGCTTGTTTGCGCTGAGTGTTGGCAAAGACATCACGGCTGGCATCTACCCCCGCCGCGGTTCTGACCGCAAGTTTTTCTTGGACTACCACTTGGATGAGCAAGGTGCCTTGGAGTTTGATGCAAACGGCCTGTTGCGCATCAGCCGTATTGGCACTGGGTTCATGATGATTCAACGCCACGTGCTTGAAACCATGATCGCCAAACACCCCGAGTGGGCGTACTTCAACAATGTCAGTGATCGCACTGAGCATGCCGTTTTTGACTTGGCTATCGTTGATGGCGAGTACTACGGCGAAGATTATTTGTTTTGTGATCGTGCAGCCGCTGATGGCTTCACGGTTTTTCTCGACCCCTCGATCAGCCTGCCACATGTCGGCTCTGAGAAGTTCACCCGCGACTTCCAAGAAGATGTGTTGAAGCCGCTGCTTGAGCAACACTGCACGCCAGTATTGAAGGTTGTAAATGGCTAAGTCACCCGCATGGACACGCAAAGAAGGCAAGAACCCCAACGGCGGCTTGAACGCCAAGGGGCGTGCATCCGCAAAAAAGCAAGGCATGAACTTGAAGCCGCCGCAACCCGAAGGGGGAAGCCGTCGCGACTCTTTCTGCGCCAGAATGACTGGGATGAAGAAGAAACTTACTTCAGCGAAGACCGCGAAAGACCCAAACAGCCGGATTAACAAGAGCCTGCGGGCGTGGAATTGCTGACATGGAAATGATGGTTTGGAACATCGCCCTGTCAGCCGTTCTGGCGCTTGTATCGTGGGTGCTTAAAGACAAGGTGGATGAGTTGAAACGGCTCGGCATCTTGTTGAACAAAACACGCGAGGAAGTCGCACGCGACTACGTGACTCGCACTGAGATTCATGCCGACATCACGCGGGTCTTGGACCGGCTTGATAGGCTGGATGAGAAGTTGGACCGTCTGGTGGAGAAGCGTCATGGCAACTAAGTCACGCGCAGACCTACAGCGGGTCAACGAAAAGAAAACTAACCACGGCGACATGTCGCTTTTCAAACAAGGAGGCCACATCATGGCTAAATCATCTGGTAACGGCATCACTACTGCCAAAATGGGTAAAGTTCGCACCGCTGCTCCTAGCAAAGACGGTATCGCTGCCAAGGGTAAAACCAAGGGTAAGCAGATCGCTATGAAGGGCGCAAAACCTCTGGGTATGTGCTCTGGCGGCATGTACAAGAAGAAGTAATCATGCGACCCAGCCGTGGAATGGGGGCTATTGCCCCCAGCAAAATGCCTACCGGTGTGAAAAAAGCACGCCGCGATGACACCGACTTCACCGAATACAAAAAAGGTGGCGAGGTCAAGTCGAAGGTAAACGAAGCTGGAAACTACACGAAGCCCGGAATGCGCAAGTCTTTGTTTGAATCAATCAAGTCTCGTGCAACGCAAGGTACTGGGGCAGGTCAATGGTCGGCGCGTAAAGCGCAGTTGTTGGCCAAACAGTACAAAGCAAAGGGTGGCGGCTACAAGTCATGAAGAACCCTCAGCAATCGCTCAAGGATTGGACGGCCCAGAAATGGCGCACCAAATCTGGCAAACCGTCTAGCAAGACGGGTGAGCGTTATTTGCCTGAGGCAGCTATCAAGTCTTTGAGCCCATCCGAGTACGCGGCTACCACACGCGCAAAACGCGCTGGTAAGAAGTCGGGTAAACAGTTTGTTGCCCAACCAAAAACGATTGCAAAGAAGACGGCGAGGTTTCGATAATGGCTGAAAAGTGGATTCAGAAAGCTATCAAAAAACCCGGTGCATTACGCGCCCAACTAGGAGTCAAAGGTGATAAACCAATTCCTGCAAAAACTCTCGCAAAAGCTGCAAAATCTCCGGGCAAGCTTGGCCAACGCGCTCGACTCGCTCAAACGCTCAAAGGAATGAAATAATGGCTACCAAACGAGATTACGCCGCTGAGTTGCGTGACCGATACAACACAGTAGACCAGTCAGATAGTGGCTTTGTTCGCGATGACGCTACCAAAGAGCGCCTCAAAGACTTAGGCTCCCGCTTAAAGCAGGCTGAGTCTTCTGGCGCTGGTCGCGGCGTTCAGGGTGGCCCGACAGCGGGCGAGTTGAAAGCAAAAGATACCGACGACATCCGCGATGCAATGGAAAAAGCCCGCGCCGAGAAAAAAGGCATGTCTGTACAACAGATGCGCAAAGGCATGTCCGACGAGTACGACCGCAAGATGAAAGAAGGCGAGTTTTATAAAAAAGGCGGCTCAGTCAAAGGCTGGGGCGCGGCTCGTGGCGCACGTAAAGCGAAAGTGTATTAATCATGGCAGTTACTTCCGGTTCAACTTCTTTCAACCTTGACCTCACCGAGTTGGTCGAGGAAGCGTTCGAGCGTGCCGGAAGTGAAATGCGCACCGGCTACGACTTGCGTACAGCCCGTCGTTCACTGAACTTGATGTTCTCTGATTGGGCCAACCGTGGCGTCAACATGTGGACGATTGAGTCAGGCACCATCGACTTGGTGCCGGGCCAAAACACATACCCACTGCCCAACGACACTGTTGACTTGCTTGAGCATGTCATCCGCACACAGGCAAACCAGACAGCGAATCAGGCTGACTTGACGATCACACGCATTAGTGTTTCTACCTATGCGACCTTACCCAACAAACTTCAGCAGGCTCGTCCAATTCAGGTTTGGGTACAGCGCCTTGATGGTCAAACGGCAGCGCCACTCACGACTCTTGCGTCTAGCATTTCGGCTACAGACACTACTATCACGTTGACCTCTGGTAATGGCTTGGCTTCCACAGGCTTTATCAAGATCGGCAACGAGACAATTAACTACGGGTATGTTGACGGCAACACGCTGGGCAACTGTTTCCGTGGCCAGAACAACACAACCGCTGCTATACACACCGCAGGTGACGCCGTATCGGTGCAAAACCTGCCCGCCGTGACTGTGTGGCCAACCCCTGATTCGGTACAGCCCTATCAGTTCGTGTACTGGCGTTTGCGCCGTACGCAGGACGCTGGCGGCGGTGTGAACGTGATGGACGTGCCTTTCCGATTCGTGCCTTGTATGGCCGCAGGATTGGCCTATTACATCGCGATGAAGGTACCCGGCGGCATGGACCGCTTGCAGGTGCTTAAAGCCCAGTACGACGAAGCGTGGTCTATGGCGGCCCAAGAGGACCAAGAAAAGGCCGCTGTGCGCTTTGTGCCCCGTCAAATGTTCATTGGTGGTGCCACCTAATGGGCAATCGGTTTTCTTCCGGTAAAAATTCGATCGCCTCGTGCGATCGTTGTGGCTTTCAGTTCAAGCTGAAAGAGCTGCGCCGTGAGATCATCAAAACCAAAAATTACGAGTTGTTGGTGTGTAAACCCTGCTGGGACCCAGACCAACCTCAATTGCAACTTGGTATGTACCCAGTGGATGACCCACAAGGGGTGCGTAACCCACGCCCCGACACTACCTACTATGCTGCGGGTACAACAGGGCTACAAACAATCATTGGGGCCACCGACGAAGACGGT